GATTGTGTCGTCTAGCGCTGTTGGACTTGGGTTTATTTGATTACTTATTTCAAAAAAGGTTGGTGTTACATACTGGAAGTCCCGACTATGACTACCGCTTGTAACTGGCGTATTAGTGTCGTCAATTTGAATTGCGATTGTATCAGTATAATCAACAGTTCTAACTGTAGTAGTTCTGACGACTACCCTTTGTGCTCTATCTACGTTTGTTAGTGATAGACCACTTGCACCACTGTCTACGTTAAATAGTTCGTAGTCTGACGTACTTTGTGTAAGTGTGATGTCTACTGGTAGCCACTGAGCACCACCTGAGTAAGTAATGTCAGCTACCTCAGTGCCAGTAGGGCTATTGGTCGGTGCTGGTACAACATTTGTAAAGTTTATTGTGAAGTCTGTTACGTCATAGATCCAATCAGCTACCTCATAGAGTCGTCTTCTTACCTGGCCTGTATGAACTGGGTCATATTCTTGAGTTACCTTTAAGCATTTCTGACCGTTTCCGAGTTCAGGATGCGTTGAAAAAATAACCTCAGGGTAACCGCCTGTTATGAAGCTATGAACATAGTCTTTGTTAAGTAGTCCATCGGCAAAGTATCCAGTCCAAACAGCTAGACTAGTCTCGGTCGCAAGAGCTGCAACCTCTGCACTTGATAACTGATTTGATGAATGACTTTTAACTCTATCGTAAGTGGTAAACTTATCTTTCTCTTGATCGTAAATCGACTTCGACATCTTACACCTTTTCTTTCAAATCAATTTCTTGTTCTGAAGACTCAATTTTTTTTGATTCTAGAGTAACTTCGTAATCACCAAAATACCACGCAAGATGATTCTGCCCATCACTATAGATTTGGTACTTATAAGAATTACCTGTCTTTATTTGATGATCACGAATGGCATCACGGAGCCCCTCAGGACTCCGTGACTTCAAAAAATCGTAACCACGAATGATTACCTTAGGCATATTGCCTCACTTATTAGTGTGTTGATTTAATGAAAACGTTACGCTTACCAGCTTGTAGTACTTTAGCACCACAGCTCATAGAACCAGCGTAAATGTCAGCTAAGTTACTGAGATCTCTGTCTTGCTCAAGTTTGAAGTTAGACTGAGCAGCGAAACCAACAGCAGACTTGTGGAAAGCGATTGTTTCAAAATCAGATAGTAAGTCAGAAACGATTACTTTGAATCCCATTACAGATCCGATGAATCCTCTAGCAACTACTTGCTCACCGTACTTAGAAGCATCGATAAGGTTAGATAGTTGTAGCATGAACTCTTCTTGCTCTGGAGATACTAGTAAGTAAGCTTGCTCGTCATCGAACATAACTTTACCGTTAGATCTTAATAGCTTTCTTGCGTTTGTGATGTCGCTTAGAGCGATGTCGTAGTTAACAGCGTCAGAGAAGTTAACTAGGTGATCAGGAGTAGCAGAAGAAGCTAACTTAAGTTGCTCAAGAATAAGAGCGTCAACTTTTCTTGCTAGTGACTCACCAATTTCTTTAACAACCTCAGAAGGTACGTCAACTGCAGATTGGATCTTAGCAAAGTCTTCGATAGAAGCTTTAGATGCAATGTGAGAGAAAACGATTGTGTCGTTAGAGAAAGTCATCTCTTGGTCAGATAAAGCACTGTTCTCACCTTTTACTTCAGCAGTAAAAAGATCTCTTCTAGGGATTGAAAGCTCTTTCATTCCTTCGCCAGCAGCAGCAGAGTAGTCTGTTACTAATGGAAGAAGCTGAGCTTTTTCAGCTAGAGCTTGTTGGATTACGCCTGCGACAACTGATTGTCTTACAGCATTTACTTCAGTTACACCGATTTGTGCCATGGTAGACTCCTTATATTATTTCATACCAATTAATCTAAGTTTTTCAGCTAGCGAGAGACCTTCAAGGCTAGGCTCTTTTTTCTCGGCCTTATACCCTGGTGTTACACTCTCAGCACTCGCTGTGTTTCTTCTAAATAAATAGTCATACTCATTAGAAGTTTTAAAACTATCCACGACTCTATCTACGTCCTCTTTAACAACATTGTAGTTATCGTCTACTTGAATAGAGTTGAATAAGTCCTCGTCCATAAGCTTCAGTAAGTGATCACTCTTCACACAACCTGCTTGGTTAGCAGCGTGTTTAATAGCTTCAGTCTTCTTGGACCAGCTATAAACTTGATCACGCTCATCAACTTGAGAACGTAGTTCGTTATTCTGTTTGCGTAGTGACTCGATGATCTCTTGATACTGACCTTTCGCCTCAAGCTCTTTGGTTTTGTATGCGTTGAGTTCTTCTTGTACTTCCGCTAATTGTGACTTTGCTTTCTTTGATTCAGACAAGACCCGTCGATGCCAATCGTAGCTAGGGATGTCTTTCTCTTTTTCAGCATAGACACTTCTACCTTCTTTCTGTTCTTGGACACTGTCCGACTGAACTTCTTGGGCACGACCCTCTAGGTTTTCTTCCATAGTATAACTCCTATTTATATGTTTTTCAAAAATATGATATGTGAAAAAATTGCCGAGTGCTATAGGTTTAATTTGCGAGCGGCTTCTTTTAGTGCTGGTTGTATGAGTTTTACGAGATCCTTTCTTATGGCCTTAGATCCTTCTAGTGGATCACGCTTTAAGTCGATCATTCTTTTACGAATAATTTTATTCGACACACGTTTACCACGACCCTTCTTCTTCTTGTAACCTTTGTGCCCACCTTTTACATTTACTTTAATCAGCAAGCCTTTAGTTCTTACTGCAAAGAACGTCTTAATAGAGTCTAGAAACTCTCCTGTAATGGTCAGGTTAGGTTCGCCTTTAGAATAGTTGGAATGGGTCTGATTATATTTGGCTATGTAAGCACGGGCTTTCTTGGTCGCTTTCTTTAAAGCAGGGTACTTTTTTCCTGTTGCTGGACTGCTGCTTGTGTTTCGAATGAAGTCTCTGAACGTGTCTGAAATATCACCGGCAAGAGAATCATCAGCGCTAAGATCAACAGCAATCTTTTTAAATTTATCCTTAAGGACTTTGCGGATGTTCGATGTGATTTTAATCTTTGCCAATTATTTCTTCCCATGGGATTAACGTTTCCAAACCGCTTTTATTTACCTTTTCGGGTATTCTGTTCTTCTTGAACTCTTGTAACTTTTGTTCGTACGCCTTAATTATATCCCGCTTAAACTTCTGGGTATCTTCCGGAATAAATTGCCTCTTTGGGATGGTATCACCCTTATTATGGTTGTAACTTTTTAAGACTTCAGTGGGGTCATCTATGACAAGCTCAAACCCATCAATGTCAGCATCAACATCTATGCTTTCTAGTAGGTCACCAAACAAACTTAAGTTAGCCTTGCCGTTGCCTACTGTCTTTCTTTTAAACTTTTTGTAGTCTGAAGATAGTGCTTTGTACTTGCCTTGACCAGACACGGGACTCTGTTGTTTGCCAACGTACTCTTTTAGCTTGTCGAGCACTGCTTGACCTGCTATTTCACTTGCCTCGGCTTTAAAAGAATCGCTAAGGCCATCCAGTTCTTTGTCTAGATTGACCTTGTAGCGTGTCTCGTCTTTAGTTATTGGCATTAGTCTAAGCTTTTAACTTCTAGGATGTTACCAGAGTTCTGGCCGTCGATGTCTGCAATGTATTCTTGAGCAGCTTCTTTACTTAGAGAGAAGATTTCCATTGCTGCAGTAACTCTACTTGCAAGACCTCTGTCCATTAATCTTTCTTGCATTTCGACTTTCTCACGTTGTGTCTGTGCTCCCTCAGGCTTTCTAAACTCAACATTGATTTCTATGTCGTCTGCCAATCTAGGCATTCTGTATTTATCATCTAATAGCTCTGTGAACTCAGCAGCATTAAACCACTCGTGCATTAAATGAAATAACTTGTGCTCTACCATATGAAACAGATTGTAGTCAGTCTTGCTTGCCTCAAAGCGCTCAATCATCGCTAGGAGTCTCTCAATGCCGCTAGCGTATCGATTACCAGATTCATTCGAGATAACCTTAGGGTCAATACCGTGACACGCTAAGAACTCAGCTAAGACCTTCTGAGAGTATTCTAATGCATTACTTAGTGAACCGCCTGGCGTTCTAAACTGGAAGTCTGCACTGCCCTCGTCTAGATCCACCGGTAGGTTTATGATGCTATTAGGACCAACCTTAACTTCACGTTGTGACTCTAAGAACTTTTGTGGCCCTATGAGAACTGCCTGACTAAACCCTTGTTGTCTTAAGATCTGAGCGATCTCTGTATTAAGTGCTGCGTACTCAACAGTAAAATCAACGACATTACTTGTCTCTGTCGCAAAGAACTGATGGTCCTGATAACCAACTACGTTAATAAACGGAAGCGAGCTAATAGGACTCAGCGGATCTTCTGATAAGATCTCACCTTTCTTGTCCATGATGAAATTCAGAGCTGGTACAAGTTCACCGTCTTTGTCGACGTATTCTCTTGTCCAAACCTCAAAATAATCCGGCCCTTCATCATCGTCGTCAGCAATAGACTGGTCAACATTGTCGCTCATGTTTCTTCTGTGTGGAGCACCGTACTCAGACCCACCTTGCGGAAAGTTGTCGCTTTGGTTGTTGCGTCTAAAGTCCTTGTCGTACTCAGAGATGATTACTGCAAGCATCTGTGTAGGATCATTTGGCATAGGCACAACGTCAAAGTGGTGCATCTTAAGAACACGCATCTTTAACTTCTTGTCCATTGGGCTACACTGAATAAGACACTGGTTCTGTAGCGAATAAAACTCGTTAGCTTTTCTTAGCAAGTAATCAGCTTGCATATCATCGTATGACTTATTAAAGACATCCTCTTGCTCTTCACTCATGTTTACATAGTGACGAGTAGGCGCTTCGTTATAGATAGATGCTTTCTCAGATACGTATCTAGCGCAGATGTTA